CTTGCAACAAGCAACCCAACCTAAACCCGAAGTTCAACAGTTACAACAACAAAGTATGCAAGTTGATATGGCTCAAAAACAAGCTACTGTTGAAAATATTCAAGCACAAACTGCGGAGGTTGTTTCACGTATTCAACAAAATCAAGTTGAAACTGAACTTCTGCCTATTGATGCAGAAACAAAACGATATTCGGCTGTTATGAAAGGAATGGGACAAGACCCGACCACCGAAGAGTTTAACCAACGCGCGAAGATTGCAGAATTGGTTCTCAAAGAACGTGATCTTGAAACTAAAGAAGATATTGTAGAAATGCAAATGCGAGGACAGAATGGTAACGAAGCAAGAACTGGATAAAGTTTTAATTGAAATTAATGCCATTCTCAGTAATTATGATAAGCGCATAGCCGATTTATTATCGCACATAGATAAATTAAAAATTTCGGCTAAATGTACCTGTAAGAAAAAACCTGTATCATAATACTCTTGACAAGTCAAGTATTTTATGGTATAATATAAGTGTATAAATAATACAGGAGAAACTCTAGTGAGTCCTGATGACGAATCGTATTATGAAAATTATTTAGATTTGTTTTTACACGATGGGTGGAAACAATTTGTTGAAGAGTCTCAACAGTTAATAGACTCATACAATATTGAAGAAATTAAAAACGAACAAGATTTGTTTTTTGTTAAAGGTCAGCTTAACATTTTAACGAATGTTACGCGATTTGAAACAGCAATAAGAAATGCAATTGACATGGAGTCTGAGGATGCTTAGACGATATGATTTCAAATGTATGACTTGTGGTTACATTGAAGAACAATGGGTAGATTCTGAAGACGAATTTACAACTTGTCTTGAATGTGGTCACACCGCACAGCGGATAATCTCGAGTGTGTCTTCACATTTCAAAGGTACTGGATGGCCCGGTGCCGACGATGCGTGGGCTAAGGATCACGAAAGAGCCGCTAAAGTATAATTATTTCCATAATGCTATTCTAGCACGGAGTTAAAATATGGCACGATTACTAGATGTTAGTCCCGAAGAACTACAAGATGGGGAAGACTTTACACCTTTAGAAGAAGAGCAGGCTCCTGAAGAGGAACAACCAGCAGAGCCAGAAGAAGTACAACAAGCCGAAGAAGAAGATGATATTCCTGAAAAATATCAGGGTAAGGACATTAAAGATATTGTCCAGATGCATCAAGAGGCAGAAAAACTTTTAGGAAAACAATCTTCTGAAGTTGGAGAACTCCGAAAAATTGTAGATGATTTCGTTAAGACTCAGCTTGACAAGGCCAATAGCCCACAACAAGACGAAGAAAAACTCGACATTTTTGAAGATCCTGATAAATATATTGAACACAAATTTGCTAACCATCCTAAAATAAAAGCTGTTGAAGAAATTTCCCGCAATATGCGGCAACATGAAATTATTAATAGGCTTCAAACAGCCCATCCTGACTTTAATGACATTGTTACGGCAGATGATTTTAAAGAATGGGTATCAAAATCAAGTGTTCGTATAGAGTTATTTAACAGAGCAAATGATCAATTTGATTATGATGCGGCTGATGAACTTTTAACAACGTGGAAAGAACGTCAGAATCTTGTTAAAGAAACAGCAGAAATGCAAGAAACTGATCGCAAACGCCAATTAAAGTCTGCTTCTACTGGCAATGCAAAAGGTTCAGGGGAAGCATTAAGTCGAAAAATCTATCGTCGTGCTGATATTATTAAACTTATGCAAACTGATCCAAAGCGTTACCAATCATTAAGTAATGAAATTATGACTGCATATGCTGAGGGTCGTGTCAAATAGCGTTAAGGAGCTAAATTATGGCACTTGGTACTAATCACGTCACCATACTACGGCGGCTACTTTTATCCCCGAGATTTGGTCTGACGAAATTATAGCGGCATACGAGAAATCTCTCGTTCTTGCCAATCTTGTAAACCGTATGCCCATGACAGGCAAAAAAGGAGATGTAGTTCACATCCCTAAGCCTACTCGTGGTGATGCATCTGCTAAGGCGGCTTCAACTCAAGTAACCCTAATCGCGGCTACTGAGTCAGAAGTTCAAGTTGCAATTGACAAGCATTTTGAATATTCTCGTTTAATCGAAGATATTACAGATGTACAGGCACTGACCTCACTACGTCAGTTCTACACATCAGATGCTGGGTATGCTCTTGCAAAACAAGCCGATACTGATTTGTTTACCCTGACAAAGTCCTTCGGTGACTCTGATGGTGCAGATTATGTTCATAGTAACTCGTTTTACATGGACACATCAACAAACTTGACAGCATACGCTGTTGATACTGTTGCGGCGGCTGATGTTTTTACCGATGATGGTTTCCGTGAGGCAATCAAGGAGCTTGACGATAACGATGTTCCTATGGATCAACGTTTCCTCGTAGTTCCTCCATCAGTTGTACAGACTATCCGTGGAATTACTCGTTACAATTCTGCAGATTTTGTTTCTGGTCAGCCAACAGTCAATGGTAACATTGGCTCATTGTACGGTATCGACATCTTTGTCTCAACTAACTGCCCAGTTGTCGAAACTGCACAGGCTAACTCTGCAGGCGGCGAGTTGAAAGCAGGTATCCTAGGTCATCGAGACGCTATGGTATTTGCAGAGCAAATGGGTGTCCGTACCCAGACTCAATACAAACAAGAGTATCTTGGTGACTTGTTCACTGCAGACACTCTGTATGGCGTAAAGGTTTTACGTCCTGAGTCAGCCCTTACTTTGGTATTTAATTCCTAAGTAACCCTAGGGAGTCCTTGTGGCTCCCTACCTTATTCGATAAACTGGAGATGTGAATGGCTATCTTTCGTGGCACAGGTGGCTCTGGCGATTCAAGCACAGACACAACTGTTAACACCGTTACACAGAAAGCCGCAGAAGCCGCCGCCTCTGCTACTGCCGCCGCATCTTCAGCTACTCAAGCCGCTAACTCTGCGGCAAGCATTAATGCTAATATTGTAAACGACACTACTCCTCAACTTGGAGGAGAGCTTGATGGTCAGACAAATAAAATAACAAACATAGGTGACCCTACTTCTGCCCAAGATGTCGCCACAAAGACTTATGTTGACTCTCAGGTACAAGCTTCTGCACTACAAAATGTATCCGAAGACACTACTCCTCAACTTGGTGGAAACTTAGATACTAACGGTAATAACATTGTTTTTGGTAATAATGACCAAGCTAGATTTGGAACTGGAGGCGGTCAAGGTAGTTTAGTTATTTCAGCAGACTCAACAGCGTCAACCATTGCTGAATCAGGTTCTGGTGATCTTACCGTTAAAGCAGATACTTTCAAAGTCACAAATGCTAATGGCTTAGAAGATATGCTTATTGCTACTCCAGATGCCGGAGTTGCGCTTTATCATAATGACGTTAAAAAACTCGAAACAACAAGTGGTGGAGCTACAGTAACAGGTATTTTAAATACGTCAGGAGTCGCCTCACTAGGTAATGTTACAACTATTGGCAATATTGTCATTACTGGAACAGTAGACGGTAGAGACGTAGCTACTGACGGCACAAAACTTGACGGCATTGAGGCTTCTGCAACCGCAGACCAAACTGCCGCAGAGATTAGAACTCTTGTAGAGTCAGCATCAGATTCAAATGTATTTACGGATGCAGATCACACGAAACTAGATGGTATAGAGGCCTCCGCTGATGTAACAGATGCCACAAATGTAACTGCCGCTGGCGCATTGATGGATTCAGAAGTCACTAACCTTGCACAAGTAAAGGCGTTTGACTCTTCAGACTATGCTACAGCCGCACAAGGCACAACAGCAAACTCTGCATTACAGAATGTATCTGAAGACACCACACCACAACTAGGCGGTGATTTAGATGCCAACGGTAAAAATATAAAACTTGGTGATTTTAGTAATGCTCCAACCGCAAATCAATTGTCTTTTGGAGCTAGTGATGACTTTACATTCAATTATAATGGTTCTTTGAATATTGCATCCATTATTTCTGGAGGAGATTTACGACTACAATCAGGAAATCAGGGTTCACAGAGCGTTACAGTTGAAACTAGCTCTGAAACAATGGCAGAATTTAATCCAAATTCATCTGTTGACTTATACTACAATAATTCTAAAAAGCTTGAAACGACTTCTTCAGGGATTCAAATTGATGGTAGTGATGGCGTTGCTATTTCAAGCGGTGCTATCTCAATAAAGAATGGTGGAACACAGTCATACATAGACTTGTACTGTGAGTCAAGCAACGCGCACTACGCACGGTTACAATCACCTGCTCACTCGGATTTTAGCGGAAACATTACTTCTACATTACCTAATACGACAGGCACATTAGTTACTTCAAATGCTCAAAGACGTATTGAAGTAGTAAGTTCTTTGCCCGGTAGTCCAGACTCGAATACTATTTATTTCGTTACCTAGGAAAACTCATGATAAATACAATGATTGAAGATATTTTTGAATCGGGTAATCCAAGCTACGTGGCGTCAATTCAACACAATTCAGTAGTTAGTACGTCTCGAGGAATCACAAAACTACACGGAGTCATCGACGTAAATCCTCCTAACGGAGAAACTTATGAAGAGATAAGTAATGATGAGTCTATTTCTTCTGCAATGGTAATGGCTTGGCTTCAAACTTTTGAGGAACATCTGTAGTGGCAGTTTACTGGTTTGATCCATGTTTAGGCGGTGGTTTTAATGGTACGGATGATGTTTGTCATGGTACTACTGGCACAGCAAAAACAGGAACATATAGTAATCCGTTTGGGTTGGATGAAGTATTTAATACGTCAACTTCTAATCCTCTGGGTTTGGAGATTGGTGACGAAATTCGCATCAAGGGAGAACAAGATTCGTTTTGGTGGAGTAGTTCTACTTGGAATGTACGAGGGACTGCTTCTTCTCTGAATACCGTAATTGGTCAAACTGATAACTACCGTTATTTGTTTAATGGTAATGGCGTTACGATGCCCACTGATGCGTTCACTCATGCAGGTGGCACTGCTAGAACTGTTAACTTATTTATGGTTTCTAATACCAGTGATTTCGACTGTGGTTGGGATAATCGTTTTATGTTTGTTGCCGGAAAGTATTCGACAACTGGATTAGCGTCTACCCGTAGAGATCCTAACGGGGCCGCTATAGCATATTTAGCGGCGGCATCAAATCAATATAAAAAAGTAGGGAACGCATCCTCTGGGCAAACTACAGCATCAACAAATCCTGAAGTTCAATTGAAGTGGTGTGTCAAAACTCCAGAGCGGACTACGAGCAGTAGCGCCCGATATTTTTTGGGCCTTTATACCTCCTCGGTCACAAGCGGCGGTGCGTCTGTTGCCGGACGGAAAGTAGCAGGAGGTATTACTGTCACGGACGGATGGTCATCCGAGACCGCGCAGAGTTCAGGATACTACAGCTTAATTTTTAACCCGGCTCATCACAACAGCAGTGCATACCGTGCATCGTATTTCCAGCCCGGGCCGATGGATATGCGAAATTCATATTTGGTTGGTTTTAATACGAGTTTTCAGTACTACAATTATCCACTTACTGGATGCCTATATTATTTTCGTGAAGCAGAAAAACCCACTAACGACAGTTCGGTCTCTGGTTCAAACGTGTTTACAAGCACCATCTATTTGCCGAATCTGATGTGTACAAGACTTTACAACCAACTTAATCTTAATAACAACTCGAGCATTGCTAAATATACTGATATTAGATTTGGAACAACTTGTTTTTATGAAATTTATAACCAAAATCGGTATATGGGTTATGCAATTAGTTCATATACCCAACATGGTGGAATTACGACTCAGCAAATACATTACGAACGTGTCCTGTTTGGGGGAGGCAGTTCAATAACCTTTTATTTTGACTATGGTCAAACACCAAATAATTCTGCCTATATCGCTGATGCGGCAAGTGCGAGTGGAGTCAGTGGTTATCATTTTGGCGATATCATTGCGCTACCCTATGCTAACTCAAATGCTATGTTTACTATTGCGGCTAGCAATCCGCACGTTACGCTTAGATTAAAAAACAACAGTACGTACTGTTCTGATCAGGCGGCAATGATTGCGGGAGGCACCTCTGCCGATCCTCTGAACTTCCACGCAGGGACAGGATTGACTAATGCCGCCACCAATCCAGATTTTGCAGAGTGGCCATATGCGAATGAATTGTCTGTTCCCGGCCCTGTTGCTCGATCCCAATCAATCCCGGCAACCAACTGCCCTAGGAACGTCATTGATGCGTCAGCAACTAATTTTTATGAGCTTGTGCAACTGCAAATTCCGCAGGCAGATACGGGCACTCAGACATATACCGCAGGGCGTATAAATTTTGTAAACGCTGACGCAGGCTTGTTCAACGAGGCACTTCTCGCGCATAGTCATTATTTTTCAAACGCAAATTATCATACTCAATTGGTGTTTAAGGAGTGCAACCTGACTGAAAACAGCGGCGGTCCGGTGGTCTATGGTACGTCTCATGATGTCGATGCTGGATCAGCGAGAGGGAGTTTTGCGTACACGAATTCAGATAACGAGTTGGTTATTATTCCTAATCGTGATTCGAGTAAAATAAAATCACATAGTCTTTTTTACATACCGGTCACGGTCCCTGACTTGTCTAGCGCCTCGACGATGACCACAACTGTTGAGTGGTATTTAAGTAACTGGTATGCATTGTCAGGATCGACAGAAACAATAATCCAAATAAAATTTCCGCTCACTATCAGTGCTACCGGGACTATCGCATATACAACACAAGGTTGGCCTAGAGGAGGTTCATACGCTGAATATCCGACACAGTCCAGCCCAATTACAGCGTCACTGGCTAGGACAGTGGGTTCAGGAGTCATCGAGCCTGTAGCGACGGGTGTCATTAATCCGAATGCAATGTATGTCGCAGTCGGAATGTATTTGGCTGACAACACTAGTCTCGCGGCAAACAGCCGTGTAATTATAAAGTCAGTCACTATAACGGCCAGTTAAAATGAACATTACGCCTTTTGGATTTAACATTGGTTTTACAACTCCAACTTTATATCCATTTGGTTTTACAGGAAGCTATACACCTCCTGCATCTGGCGGTGGCGGTGGCGGCGGTGGAGGTGGCGGGTCATCGTTGACTGACATATATTTAGGATCAAATGCATTTTCAGCAATTTATGTCGGCAGTACCCAAGTTACAGAGGTTTATGTCGGGTCAACAAAGGTATGGGGATAATGACAACCGATGCAACTAAAACTTTTGTAGATGGGATTTCAATAGTAACAGTGGTCAGTACTTTAAATGCTTGGTTGCCGCCGTTAGCCGCTGGGTTTACAATAATTTGGACAGTAATTCGAATTTACGAAACTAAAACAGTACAACAAGCTCTGGGCAAAAACAAGGAACGCCCAGATGATAGCTGAATTAGCCGCCGCTAATGCCGCCTTTGGTGTCATCAAGGAGACCATTGCGAATGGGAAAGAAATCTACGAAGCAGGAGAAGCTCTTGCAGACTATTTCGGACTTAAAGCACAGATACAACAGAAGGCGCACGAACATGGCTATAAGTCAGATTTACAGGCCTTCATGGCCGCTGAACAGCTAAAGGATTATGAAGCTAGTTTAAAACAAATGATGATCTGGCAGGGACGAGGAGGTCTCTGGCAGGATTGGTTAGCATACCAACAAGAGATGAGACAAAGCCGTGAGGCCGCAGAAAAAGAAGAGAAACTCAAGAAAGCTAAACGTAAAGAACAGATTGTTAATGTTTGCCTTAGCGTTGCTCTTGGTGCTTGTATTCTCTCAGCAGTCGGTTTGATTGGTTACATCTTTTATTGGATTGCTCAACAGAGGTAATCTTATGTGGACAATATATGGACTTATTACAATTGCTTTGCAACCGGGCATAATACAAATTATAGAGCAAAAAGAATTTGACAACCCTCAAGACTGTTTTAAGGAAGCTATGGTAATCATGCAAGATTCAGAAGATCGTAGAGGAATGGTCTGTGTTCCAATCCCAGAAGATAAAAAAACAGGAGTATGATACATGCTTGGCCTAGTCACAGCTATCACGAACTTGGCAGGTACATGGGTCAGTGCCAAGGCGGAATCAACCAAAGCCACCGCAGAGGCCAAAGCCACCGCACTGAAAACAGCGGCACAGTCCACAGCGGATTGGGAGCGCATCATGGCCGAAGCCTCCAAGAGTTCGTGGAAGGACGAGTGGCTTACAATAGTATTCAGCATCCCGCTGATTTTAGTCTTTATACCAAACATGGTAGAACATATTCAAGCGGGGTTTACAGCATTGGCAACTTTGCCAACTTGGTATCATGAGATACTCATGGTAATTGTACTAGCGTCCTTTGGTGTTAAAGCCGGTAAAGGACTTATGGATATGATGGGGAAAAAATAATGCCGGGATATGGAATGGGATACGGAATGAAAAAAAAGTCTACTACTAAAAAGACTCCAAAAATTAAAAAATTAACTCCTACAGGAAAACCGAGTTTAAAATATCTTAGACAACAAGCTAAGAAAAAGAAGTAAGGAAAAAGTAATGAGACAACGTTACAGAGCTAAAAGCAGTAAGCCAAAACAAACTTTAGAAGAAGCTCGCATAAAAAATGCTAAAAAAGCCCGTGAATTTCTTAGCAGAAAAGCTCCTACTAAACAAAATTTAACCCGTACAATAAGTAATATTAAGTCAGCAGTTGTTGGTAAGAAGTTTAAACAAACTGGACGTGGAGACGGGGCCGCTGAAACTGCAACAAGAAAGACCGCTATGGCAGATGTTAAGCGTGTAAAAGCCGCAACTAAAGCACGTACAACTGATGCAAAACGTTACACTATGGGTAAGTCAAAAGGTGGAGTTTCTTTTAAAGAAGCATTTGCATATCACCGCAAGAAAGGTGCAAAAACATTTACTTGGAATGGTAAGAAATACTCAACTAAGGTGAAATAAATGGCTAAAGGTGTAAAGCATTATTTTAGAGATGGTACAGAGCACAAAGGTGGTATGCATAAAGATGCTAAAGGACGTCCAATGTCTGGAGCAAAGCATACTAGCAGTAGTAAATACTTGTATCATTTTAAAGATCTTTCTGCAACTGCAAAGAAAAAGGCTAAAAGATAATGGCTACTCCAACAAATAAAGCTTTGTACAATAGGGTCAAGGCTGAAGCTAAAAAGAAATATAAGGTTTGGCCTAGTGCATACGCATCGGGTTGGTTAACTAGGGAGTACAAAAAACGTGGCGGAAAGTACAAGTAAACCAAAAGGAGGTCTAACTAAGTGGTTCAACGAAGAATGGATAGACCTCAAGACCGGAAAACCGTGTGGTCGAAAGAGTGCGAAAGGGGGATCAAAAAGACCTTATCCATCTTGCAGACCCAAAGCTGTTGCCGCCAAGATGACGAAAGCAGAGAAAACTTCAAGCACTCGCAGAAAAACTGGCCCTGCAAAAATTAAACATAAAGTTACTGCATCGGGAAAACGTAGAAAATGAAGAAGCCAAAATTTGCCCCTAATCCAAAACCAAAAATTAAAGGTGTTAAGCCTATTGGTAATGGTTTTTATTTGGTACAGCCGGGAGTGAAAATTGAACCTCCTAAAAAGAAACCTAAACCTCCTACGAGAACATTTTAATGGCTACTAAAAAAGATCCAAGACTAGCAAGAGCAGGTGTGTCAGGCTATAACAAACCTAAACGCACTTCAGGCGGGGCTAAAAAGTTTGTAGTGGTTGCCAAAGAAGGCGACAAAATTAAAACTATACGTTTTGGTGATCCTAACATGACTATTAAAAAAGACCAACCCAAACGCAGAAAGTCTTTTAGAGCACGTCACAAGTGCGACACAAACCCCCCAAGTAAACTTACAGCCCGTTACTGGTCGTGTAAAAAATGGTAAACTTGACATTTGACCAAAAATGTGCTATAATAGTACATATGTATTCTAAGGTATTCTTATGACATATTTAGAACTTATTAACAATGTTTTAAAGCGTTTACGAGAGCGTACAGTATCAACAAAAGACGAAACAACGTATTCAACGTTAATTAGTGTGTTAATTAATGATGCTAAAACTGAAGTTGAAAATGCATGGAACTGGTCTGCTTTACGTCAAACATTAACGTTAAGCACATCATCTGGGATTTTTACTTATAACTTAGAGGGTACTGGTAATAACTTTAGTGTTATGGATGTGGTTAATCAAAATGGTGATTACTTTATGGAATACCGCACTCAACACGATTTTAATCAGTTTTATTTAAATCAAACACCCACAAGTGGAAATCCTAGATATTATAATTTTAATGGTGTATCTTCTATTGCTGGAGGCGATACTACAGACGGAGACACTAAAGTTGATGTGTATCCTAAGCCTGATACTATTTACACTATTTTCTTTAACATTATTCAACGCACGGGTGATCTTTCAGCTAACACAGATAAGTTAATTTGTCCATCGTTGCCTGTTTTGTTACTTGCTTATGCTAAAGCAGTTGAAGAGCGGGGTGAAGATGGCGGTGTTGGCAGTTCATCAGCTTATGCTACAGCTACCCGTGTATTAAACGATGCAATTGCTCAAGATGCCCAACGGCACACCGAAGAACTAGAATGGGTTGTATAAATGGCTAAACCGTTACAAGCACTTAGTATTGCCGCACCGGGATTCTTTGGCTTAAATACCCAAGAGTCTGGTATTACGCTTGAAAGTGGATTTGCATTAACTGCTAATAACTGCATTATTGACAAATATGGACGCCTAGGTGCGCGTAAGGGTTGGCGTTATATAACGACCTCAGGCGGCTCGGCAGTCAATTTGTTAGGTTCTCATCGTTTTATTGATATTGAAGGCACTGAGACGATTCTATCGTGGTCTGCAACTAAGTTTTACAAAGGCACTACAACACTTACTGAAATTACACCTACATCTGACAATACCTTTACTGCAGGTAACTGGCAATGCGCTACACTTAACGATAAGGCCTATTACTTTCAACGTGGCTACAAACCAATGGTGTATAACCCAGCTAACGGAACCATTAAAGATGTAGAAGATGAGACATCGTTTAGCGGTGTTAGTATTAATAGCACTACTCAAGCACCTCCCGGTAATACTGTACTTTCTGCTTATGGTCGTTTGTGGACTGCAGATATTCAAGACCCAAGCGATAATTCTTACTACGATAAAATGACTGTGTATTTTTCTGATCTGCTTGACGGTGCAGATTGGAGCACTGGTTCCGCAGGTTCAATTAATTTATCTGCAATTCTTATTAATGGCACTGATGAAATTATTAGCATGGGTGCTCAGAATGGACAGTTTATTGTTTTTTGCAAACGAAACATTGTAATATTTGATGATACCGGTGGTAGTTCTTCTTTCGATCCTGCTAATCTTAGGCTTGTTGAAGTTATTAGTCGCGTAGGTTGTGTTGCACGAGACAGTATTCAAAACACTGGTATTGATATTTTCTTTTTGTCTGAAGATGGCCTGAGAAGTCTCGGTAGGGTTGTTCAAGAAAAGTCACTGCCAATGCGTGATTTATCTAAAAACGTAAGAGATGATGTAGTTAATTTAACAGCCGTTGCAAATGTAGAACAAATTAGATCAGTTTATTCTGAAGACAATGCATTTTATTTGTTGTTGTTTCCCCATGTTCAACAGATATATTGTTTTGACACCCGCGCTCCCTTGCAAGACGGGTCTCTTAGAGTTACTGTTTGGGATACCCAAAATCAAAATAATATGTTATCTTTAGCTAACTCTGTTTTGTTTATGCAAACCGATGGCCTTGCAGAATATTTTGGATACAATGATAATACCGCCCAATATACGTTTCAATATTTTACTAATTATTTTGATTTTGGTAACTCAACTACAACTAAAATGTTAAAACGAATTTCTGCTACCATTATTGGCGGGGTTGACCAACGATTTATTTTTAAAGCAGGATTTGATTATACTGATAATTACACGTCATATCCTGCAAGATTAGAAGACCTAGCAGTCGCAGAATATGGGATTGCTGAATACGGTGCTAATGGTGCAACAAGTTCAGATGATTCAACTCCTGCGGAATACACAAGCGGAACTATTTCAGATATTGTAAGACTTCCGGGATCAGGAACAGGAAGCATTCTTCAGGTTGGTTTTGAAGCTAATCTTAATGGTGCAGAAATATCAATTCAAAAATTAGATGCATACGTTAAACAAGGCAGGATTTTGTAATGGCTAATTATTCAAAATTAACGAACTTTGCAAGTAAAGATAATCTTTCTAGTGGAGACGCTAATAAAATTATTAAAGGCACAGAAATAGACGCAGAGTTTACTGCAATTCAAGTTTCTATTGCAGAAAAAGCAATGATTGAGTCCCCAACCTTTACAGGAACTCCTGCGGCTCCTACGGCAGGCTCTAGTACTAATACAACACAATTAGCAACTACGGCATTTGTACAGACTGCGGTAGGAGCTTTGGTTACAATTCCATCAGGAATGCTTGCACCGTTTGCAGGAACGTCAGCACCTACGGGATGGTTTTTATGTGATGGGCAAGCCGTTAGTCGTAGCACATATGCAAATCTTTTTGCGGTTATTGGAACTACGTATGGAGCAGGAGACGGTAATGCTTCAAGCGGAACAACCTTTAATGTTCCTGATCTCCGTGGGCGTACTATTGCCGGTCAAGATGATATGGGAGGCTCTGCGGCTTCTCGTTTAACAGGAGACAATGGAGCTACCACGGCTACCGCAAGTGCTAATGGATCATTTACAAGTACTTCTAACATTCTGGTTGATAGTAATAGCGGTACTATTGTTCTTGGAATGAAAATTACAGGCACAGGAATTTCAAGTGAAGTTACTGTTATTAAGATTAACAGTCAAACAGATATTGTATTGTCAGCTAATGTTACTATTGCAGATGATACAGCCTTAACGTTTGCATTTGATGGTGCAGTCCTTGGCTCTGCCGGTGGTAAAAATACTCACTTGTTAACAAGTGGTGAATCAGGATTGCCTGAGCATAAACACACTATTACTGATCCTAGCCATGCTCATACAACTAATATTAATGCAAGTGGGTCGGGTGGGACTAATAAACCAAACATGACTACAAGCACTAGTGGCGGGGGTGAAGTGACTACAGATCCTCAATCAACAGGCATTACTGAAACCAATAACATAGCCGCCGCAGACGCATCATCCGCACACAACATTATTCAGCCTACATTAGTGCTGAATTACATTATTAAACAGTAAGGTAAAAATTATGATAGAACAAATTGGAGCAAGTTTAATTAGTTCTGCCATTGGAGGAATGCTCGGTGGTGGCGGTGGAACGGGTATGTCAAGAGCCGCTATTGAAGAGGCAAATAGACGAGCAAAAGAAGCGTCTTTTAAACCTTATACGGTTACTACCTCAACAGGAACTACAGGGTATGATCCTACAGTAGGCTTTGTTACTGCATTATCTGATCCTTTACAAAATATTTTAGGTACATCGTTAACTGGAGCAGGGCAGTTATTTCAAAGAGCCGCCACATTTGATCCGAATCAACGAAGTCAAGAAGTATTTTCAGAACAAGCCGCTTTATTAGCTCCTGAGTTTGCAAAACAAGAAACAAGATTGCGTCAAGGATTGCTAGGATCAGGACGGTTAGGGTTGCGACTTGCGGGAGAAGGCGTAGGAGCCGGTAGTGGTATGGTACAACCTGACGTGTTTGGGCTAGGTCAAGCGCAACAACAAACTCTTGCTGATATTGCCGCAGGATCTCGTGAACAAGCTATGCGAGAGCAAGCACAATTACAAGCACTCAGTGAGGGACTATTAGGTGCAGGATTATCTATTGGTGAAGCAGAACGTGCATTAATGGCACAAGGTTTAGATGCTGAAACTGCTAGAGCCGCCGCCGCGTATGGAGCAGGCAATTTAGCATTAAATCCATATGCGTCTGCAATTCAAGCACAGTCACAAAACCAAGCAAATCGTATGGGATTATATGGCGGGTTGTTGTCAGGTGCAGGACGTACTAGTAGTTATGGCGGTGGTTTATTTTCTGGTGGTTTTAGATCAGGTCTTGACGATGTCCTAAAGCTGTTTGGTGGCGGCGGTGGAGGCAATCGAGCCATGACCGGAACGTATTTTCCTAATTCTGGATTAGGAGGGATTAGTTAATGGCAACTAGAACACAAGTATTATCGCTGTTTGGAGCTACTCCAGAACAAATTCGTGAACGACAAGCTAGAGAAGAAGCACAGCTATTACAGTCTATTCGTGATCCGTATCAGCAAACTGGTCAAGCTATTGGAAGTGCAATAGGACGGTTATTTTCAGGGCCATCTACCGAAGAAACGCAAGCTATGCGGATGCAAGAAGCATTACAAGGCGTAGATGTTAGTGATCCAGAAGCTTTACGTGAAGTTGCTAGGACGGTTTCTACCTTTGCTCCTGATCGTGCGCTTATGATTCTTGATCGTGCATCACAAGTTGAAGGAGAGGTTCGTCAAAGAAAAATAGATGACATCACCTTGGATCTCCGCACTACACAAGCAAAAGCTTCAAAGTTTGAGCTTGCCGCGGCAGAGGAAGATCGTCCCGACATAAAAGCCGCAAACCAATTAGCAAAAGAAATTAAAGATCTTGAATTACAAATTGCTCAAAATAAATTGACAGATCAGACAGAACGTAAAGACAGAGAAAAACAAGTAAAAACGGATGCAGTTAAATTTTTAAAAGAAAAAGGACTCAATGAGTGGGCAACTCTTACAGAAAAAGGACTTATTACACCTGATGCCTCAATAAAAGCGTGGATTGACACACAAAATCCTGAGTTAGATTTGATTGAAATTGGAAACTATACGACTGAAGATGGTACACCTGTGTTGGGCGCGTATGATAAAACAAGTAAATCATTCTTACAATATACTCCAAGCGGATGGATACGGTCTCCAAAGTTAACCCAAGGCAAGCCTGATACAGAGCGCAAACCAACGGTTCCAAACATAATTAATAAAAAGAGTCAAGACTATAAAACCTATAATACTTTATTTGAAAACCGTGTTGATCTTGGCACACTCTTTGGACTTGACGTGAGCGATACAGATCAAGAAATACAAATTCAAAGTCAAACAGGTATTTCGGATCTTAACTCAGACGCAGGACGCTTACAATTATTTAATCGCGCAGAGCAAATTAGACGACAAGATGGGGTTGGTATAGAAGAAGCGCTTGATCGCGCACTTCAAGGAGAACGCCCAGACCAAACGCAAGAGGCTCAACAGCCTCAAAGTGATCCCTATGCAGGTGCAACTATTAGGAGTAATTAATGTCAACACTTATCACTCTTGAAGATATTAAAAACAGTCGATATCTTTGGGAAAATGGTGTAATGCCCGGAGATAAGTTTGAAGACGGTGAGATTACCCGTGTTCACTCTGATAAAGGCGATACTCGTAAAACTGGTAAACGTATTACTGAATCTGATATTGCAAGTAGCCCTTATCTACAGCAAAATAATGTTAAACCCAATGATATCTTTACCGACGATAACGAAATTATCCGCACCGGCTCAGACTCTGCCGCTAAACAATTTATGTATGGGTTTGATGAAGCAGGTAATGACGTTACAAACTTGGCCGCATGGTTAGACCAATACATTCCTCTTGGGGAGTTTAATTTTACTGACGGTTATATCTCTGCGGAAGAACGATTTGGCGAAGAGTACATGCAATCTACTCCGGCACAACGCAGAGAGTTACAAGCTAGACAGCGCGAACGTGCTTTACTAGAAGAGTACGGTGAGTACTTTATGCCTGATGATTCAGTTTCGTCAGGAGCCGGTGCTGTCGTTAAAGCTATAACAACTCCTACTACGATTTTACCACTTGGCAGAACTATCAAAAGCGCGGCAGGTATTGGAGCCGGTCTAGGCTTTGGATATTCTGCGTCTGAACAGCTTGCAAAAACCGGCGAAGTAGATGTTGTAGAAGCTTTACCGTCTACAGTTGTAGGTGCAGGGGCCGGAGCAGGAGTAGTTGCACTAGGACGTGGGCTAAGTAAAGGGCTTGATAAAATGGCTCGTACTGGCTCTGAACAAGTAGTTAAGAAAGTCCAAGCTACTATCTTGCAAAAACAAAAAGACGGTGCAAGCAGAAAAGGAGCATTTGATGAGGCTCTTGAAGAGGTAGGCGTTACTCGTGAAGAGTTTGCGGTAGCTGTAAGACGATCCGGTACTAAAACACAGGTGGCTAAAACCCCCGAAGCCGCTGAACTTCAGTTAACTGAAATGATTAAAACAGACGGCGCTGTTGGGCGGTTAATATACCCAAGTCTTGACAAATATTTGGGCGCTTTATCTACACGAATTAAAAATATATCTGAGCCTGTATTTGGGGCAGTCAGAAAATTTGAATACAAAACCCATGCCCGTACTGCTGAATCCTTGGGAGAGGTCGATAATTTTAACAGGGCATTACAAGGGTTAACTGACTCTGTTAAAAAACCATTATCCCGTGCTCTCTTTAATGGTAACTTTAAAGCCGCTCGAGGTATTATGAAAACTCAAGCACCAGAGTTACTCAAAGAGTTCGATACAACCATTGGGGTTATCAGAGGGATCGGCTCAGAGTTAGAGCGTGTTGGGTATAAAAATGTAGACTTAGGTACAGATTACTTTCCGCGTTTAGTTAACGATCTGAAAGGATTGCGTAACTCATTTGGTCAAAAAACGCAAGGAGTTATTGACAAAGCGATTAGAGATTTTGCAAAGATTAAATTTAAAGATGCAAAGACAATTAATGTCAGTCAAATGAGTAATGAAGAAATTTATACAAAGCTTGGTGATGATCAGGTTAATCGTATTATTGAAAAAGTTTTACGCAATGAGCCTATTAATTTATCTAACGGGAAACTCTTAAAACCTAGAAAGATAGAAACGGTAACAGCCAATCAGATAATGCAGTATTACGCTCCTCCTGAAGAAGCCTTGCAGATGTATATACGAAGATCGCTGCATGATATTGAAAAGCGTAGTTTGTTTGGAAGAACTAATAAAGAAAACGCAGTGCTTGACGCTACCGGAGATCTTGACGTTGATCAAAGTATTCAAAAATTTATTGCAGATGAAATTCGTAAAGGGAATATTAACCCTGATAGACAAGGAGAGCTAAAAGATCTTTTGCAAGCACGGTTTGTTGGCGGAGAGATGCCTCTCAATAAAGCCGCTAGTGTTATAAGAGACTTGGGCTACTCAGGAACAATTGCTAACCCGTTGACAGCCTTGATTCAGCTTGGAGACCTTGCACAGTCTGCTACATTTAATGGACTGCGTAATACGTTAGCGTCTTTGTTTGGTACAAAGAATATGCAGATCCTTGATATTGGTATTGACCAAGCCCAAGCGGCTATGCTAGACCCACGTAAATCTTCTGCAATACTACAAAAATTATTTCAGTACTCTGGATTTAGGGCGCTAGACCAATTAGCTAAAGAAACAACAATCAACGCATCACTGCGTAAGTTTTCAAAAGGATTAACAAGTACTAATCCTAAAGTTGTATCGAAAACTGAAACAGAACTGGTGAAGAAGTATAAGAATGTATATGGTGATGACTTTGATTCTTTGTTGGATGATCTACGAACCGGAGCCAAGAGCGACAATGTAAAGCTACTTGCCTTCCATGAGTTATCAGACTTCCAACCTATTTCATTAAGCGAGATGCCACAAGGTTATCTAGAAAATAATGGCGGACGTTTATTGTATATGCTTAAATCGTTTACTTTGAAACAGTATGATATTGTTAGAAGAAATATTTATCAGGAATGGCAAAAAGGTAATAAAGCAACTGCCGCTCGAAATATGACAATGCTTGCAGGGTACTTAACGGTTGCGAATACAGGTGTGCAGGTTACTCGTGATATGATCTATGGAAGAGATATTAATGTAGATGCTTTACCTGATAAAGCTATGTGGAGTTTACTCAGTGTCTTTGGTTTAAACCAGTACCTTACAGAGCGTTACTTCCAAAATGGTCAAGTTAAAGAAGGCTTGGTCAACTTGTTAATACCTGCAACTCCTCTTATTGATGATGCTTTACGTTTAGGCTCAGATTCGTTTAAGGAAGATACGGATATAGAACCGTTTGAGTATACTCGATCTATACCTATTGTTGGCCCTCTGTTGTATGCTTGGTTCGGTGGAGGCACTGAACGATACAACGAACGGTTGGATTAAAAAAGCCCTCCGAAGAGGGCAATCCACTGGAGGGTGGTTCAGTCTTCTAGGAGACCGTATACTTCTCCTATCATAATTTTAAAGAACGGTATATTAAAAATGTATCCATCAAAGAAATATATGCAAGCGTTATCTGCTGTCTCTCCTCGCTGATGGCCAAACACTGGTTGGCTTTCAACAGACTCCCACGATAAACCAAACACATGCCAAAACTTAATTGATACGCTCATTGTTCGTCTCCACAACCGCATAGCTTGCCAATCTCTTTAGCTTTATACATATGTTGAGCATTACCTGTGTACTTAGATGCGCTTCCGCTTTTCATGTATGCTTGTTTAATAGCACCGTCTGCTGAACTATCTTTGTAGTTGCCAATAAAACGGTCACCACAATAAACTTCATAAACTCTAAACATTACCACCCCCATGTTCCTGTCATACCTTGAGCATTATAATCTGTAACACGCTTCTCAAAAAAGTTACTGATGCTAGACCCTCCAATCAACTCTTCCATCCACGGGATAGGATTGTCTTTAACTTTCCAATTCGGCTTGAGACCCAGTTGGATAAGCCTTCTATCTGCAAGGTAACGTATATACTGTTTAACTTCTCCCGCAGTGAGTCCTTCCAAAGCTCCCATCTCGTATGCAAGATCAATAACCTTGTCTTCAAGTTTGACAGCTTGTCTAAACATTTCGTATATATCTTTCTTGAATTCATCATTTACGATCCTTGGATGCTCTTCACAAAATTCTCTAAAGAGTTTTGCCATACCCTCTGCATGTTGCGACTCGTCCCTGACTGACCACTCCACAACTGTACACATTCCCGGCATCTTGCCGAAGCGTTGGTAGTTGAGTAACATGGCGAATGCACTGAACAATGACATCCCTTCATTGAGTACAGATCGTGCAATAGCCAGACCTGTTCCTGACAAGGAATGTACATCTATGTCCCCCATAAATTCTACTTTGTCTGCCATCTGTTGATATTCTAAAAACGCTGTGAATTCCTCTTCAGGTAATCCGAGAGTGTCATTGAGTAAGGCGTATGCTCGTTGGTGTATGAACTCACGAGAAGCAAAGGCTGTGAGCATGGCTCTAATCTCATTGTTCTTAAACTTGGGTATGTAATACTCAAGATAGTTTGTTCCAACCGCCACGTCTGTCTGCGTAAATAGCCGCAGGATTTGGGTGATATGATTTTTTTCTTGCGTTGATAGTTTACCAGATTTCCAATGCGATACATCTGTTTGTAACTCCAGTTCATCTTCTATCCAGTGGATGCGTTCATGCTCTGTGGCATACGACACAGCCCAAGGATAACTAAATGGTTTATAGCTTTTGTTCTGTTCCAGCAAGCCCATACAATTGTTTCTCCAGTAGTTTATTTCTCTCTATTAATTCGTTTAGACTGTCATAACAGTCATTTAAAAGTTGCTTGTTAAAAGGGTCAACATCTTTTAATAACTCTAATCTCTGTAATAAATTCTTTAACCCTGACATGATACACACACCTCCTCATCTACAAAGTCTTTTAGTGCGTCCCTTCCCACTTTAGTCCCAACCTTCTCAGCAGTAACCCCTGCTGTAGTGCGGAGATAGTATAACCCCTTGAGACCCTGCTTCCACGCTTGAAGGTGGACTTGGTTGACAAAAGCCTTGTTAGTCCCAGACGGGAAGAATACGTTGACGCTTTGGCCTTGGCAGATAAACTCCTGTCGCTTGGCCGCATGTTCAATAACCCACGTCTGATCCAGTTCAAACGCTGTCTTAAATGTGTCTTTTTCTGAGTCGCTGAGAAATTCCAAATGCTGAACTGAGCCTTCACTTTCAATGATAGATGACCATACTTTCTTGGTATTTTTACCATAAAATTCTAAGACTCCCTCCAGATACGGATTACGCACAGTATGACTACCGGCACGAGTGCGATGAACATAGCAGTTACTAATGCGTGGTTCAATGCTAGGACTGCACCCACATAAGATACTGCTGTTAGCGTTAGGAGCAACAGCCAAGAGATGCATATTCCTAACACCAGTACCCACTCCATCAGGGCATTCGCCACGTTCCACAGCGAGTTGGTATGTTGAGTACGCAGACTGTTGTTTAATATCTTGAAAGAGTTTGTAGTTTTCACTTGCGGCCTGCCATGATTCCCATGCTATATTTTTACTTTGGAGGTAGCCGTGGAAGCCCATTGCTCCAAGGCCGACTGAGCGTTCTCTGTAAGCTGAGTAGACAGCTTTTCCCAGTTCTTCTGGTGCGTTGTCAATAAAGTATTGAATGACGTTGTCCAAGAATCGGATAAGGTCTCCAACCATTCCGCTTGCTCTCCACTCATCGTACTTTTCGAGGTTGACGGAGGAGAGGCAACAGACTGCTGTGCGTTCTTTACTTGTTGCGAGATGGATTTCATTGCAGAGGTTACTGCCATTAATTGACAATCCAAGTTTTCTCTGAGCTTCCGGTAAGTGTTTTCTGGCTGTGTCGATAAAGTTAATGTAAGGACTGCCAGTTCTGAACCTAGCTTCAAGGATTCGTTGCCACAGCGCACGAGCTTGGACTGTATCTCTTGTAACTCCTGTATGTGGGTCTGTAAGTTGCCATTCGGTATCATTAATTACTGCCTCCATAAAAGCATCAGTGATATTCACTGCATTAAAAAGATTAAAACACTTGCGATTAATATCACCGCCAGTGGGTACTTTGAAGGAGATAAACTCCTCAATATCAGGATGACTTACGTCTAGGTATGCGGCGTAGCTTCCCTTCCGTGTCTTTCCTTGTTTGTAAGCAGTCATCTGACTGTCCACTACTTTCATGAACGGTATCGGGCCGGGAGCCTTGTCGCTGATACCTCTCACGTCCCCCCAGTGACCACCCACACC